GGCTTGCCAAGTGTTGCGATAGTATGGTAGAATGCTTGCTGTGGGTGTTTAAGAAAGGTGTGGATGAAATATACAGTCGGCAGTAATCCCTGCCCACGTTGTAGATCAAAAGGCAGGGATAAGTCAGGAAACAACTTCACCTTTTATGGAGAGGGTCTAGGGGGGTTTTGTTGGAGTTGCAATTATACAGAATTGTCAGATGACGAGAAAGAAAAACGTGGCATTGGTAAATGGGTGTACAGTGAGGGAGATGAAGTGGCTACGAAAGAAATTATCACAGCAGAACAGTTAGCAGAGATTAAGAGTTATACAAGTGTAGTGGGAAAGAATCAGCGTGGAATTTCTGATGACACATATAAAGCATATGCTTGTCGTTTCAAATACGATGAAGCTACTGGTGAAGTGTGTGAAGTATTTTACCCATATACTCAAGACTATAAAGCAGCAGGATACAAGGTACGCAAGACACCTGTAAAGGACTTCTACAGTGTTGGTAAGATTGGCAAGCAGTCTGAACTGTTTGGGCAATGGCGTTGGAAAGAGGCCCGAGGTAAGTATGTTGTATTGTGTGCAGGGGAGCTTGATGCCCTAAGTGCTTACCAGATGCTTGAGAACTATCGCAAAGGCCGTAATAGTGATTTCGATCCTATTCCTGTTGTCTCTAGTGCCATCGGTGAAAGTGGTAGCTACAAACAAGTACAGCTACAGTATGCTTGGCTCAATCAGTTTGATCGTATCATCGTTTGCTATGACAATGACGACGCTGGCAAAGAGGCTGTAAAGAACCTTGTTGACGTTATGCCTAAAGGTAAGATGTTTGTTATGAACCTCTCTTTAAAAGATACTAATAAGTATTTGGAAGAGGGCAAAGAGAAGCAGTGGATTCAGGCTTTTTATAGTGCTGCACCCTACTCTCCTGATGGTATTGTCGGCTCAGGTAAACTGGGCGAGAAAATACGCGAGGCAGCCATGACTCCTAAAGTACCCCTGCCACCTTTTATGCACAAGGTAGAGGACAAAATGGCAGGGGGTATCCCGTTGGGCGTTATTGTCAATCTTGGGAGCGCAAGTGGAACAGGCAAGAGTACCATTGTTGACGAGTGTACTTATTTTTGGATTTTCAATAGTCCTCATCGCGTGGGTGTTCTATCTTTAGAGTCAGACAGCGGACAGTACGGCACAAAAGTGTTGTCTCGGCATATCGGTCGTAAGATTGACTTGCTGAAAACCCCGGAAGAAAAGCTAGCCCTACTCGAAGAGCCGTGGGTTATTGAAAAGGAACGAGAGCTGTGGTTTAATGATGACGGCACGGATCGTTGGCACTGTATTGATGAGCGAGATGGTGGGCTGGACTCTGTTAAGAGTTTGATTATGGAGTTGATAATTTCTTGTGGTTGCAAGGTCATAATCATTGATCCTCTGCAGGACTTGCTGGATGGTTTGCCTAACGAGGAACAGGCTGTATTTATGAAGTGGCAGAAGGGGACTATCAAATCTCATAAGGTTACTTTCATCAATATTAACCACACACGTAAAACTCCAAATCAGGCCAAGCAGGGTAGTCAAGGGGCTGACTTGCACGAGGAAGATTTTCAAGGTACAAGCTCTATCTATAAAAGTGGGGCAGCAAATCTTTTGTTCAGTAGAGATAAAGAGGCTGAGGACAATTTTGAACGTAATGTTACGAGAATGAAGATGCCTAAGTGTCGTTGGACAGGTGAAACAGGGTTAGGTGGGGAATACTATTATGATAATCAGACACACACTATGTGGGACAAGGATGACTGGCTTGCAAAGCATGGCACTAAAACTTTCTAAGGAGTATTCAAAATGATTATTGGAATTTGCGGACGAGCTGGCAGCGGCAAGGACACTGCAGCAGACTACCTCGTATCCAAGTACGGCTTCGTGAAGCTGTCCTTCGCAGCCACCCTGAAGAATATGCTCGCTGTGGCAGGCTTGCCAGAGCCTGCCAATCGTGATGACAAAGAGAAGATTATAGATGGCTTCACGTTCTCTTGGCGAGAAGCTGCACAGAAGCTTGGCACAGAGTTTGGACGAGAACTTGATCCAGATATTTGGGTAAAGCTGACGGCTAAGGTTATCAATCCTACTGTCAACTATGTCATCAGCGATGTTCGATTTGAGAACGAAGCGAAGATGGTACGTGAGCATGGTTTTCTACTACATCTTGAAGGGCGACAAGTTAATCTTGGAAGTAACAGTGGACACGCATCAGAGCAGGGCGTGCTGCAAGGATTGAATGATTGGCGAATCGTCAATGATGGGAGTATTAACAAACTGTACTTGGATATTCTCCATATGATTGAGTCCATGCATACAGGATTTATGCTCGACAGCAAAGAGGGTGGCTTGTATCCTGCTAATCTGGTTTCCAATATTAAACTTTAAGGAGAATTAAATGAATAAATTTTTGAGTGCTCTAGGTGTCTTTATCGCAGTAGTAGTTCTGATCCCTATTAGCGGACTTGTAGTCCAAATCTTATGGGGTTGGTTTATCGTCCCTGTTTTCGCAGTGAAGGCGTTGACGATTGCACAGGCTATCGGCTTGAGTATCGTCACACACTTCTTGACATATCAATCTGTCCATGTTGAAGATACAAAGACGACTTCGCACAAAATCTTTGTTACTTATATGCGCCACGCGATGGTATTGCTAGTCGGGTACATCACCACACTATTCCTCTAAACGGAATGCTTGACCAAATAAATAGCCTATTCCCTCTCCTATCAGTATTGTTTATTCTTAATAATGTCAGGGTGCTATTCAAGGAGAAAGATGTAAGAGGGGTTTCTATAATTTCTGTTGCATTCTTCTCAATCTGGGCTTTGTGGAATGTCCTTTATTATCATTTGATTGGACAAGATGCAAGTTTCTATGCTAGTATGCTTGTTGTGATTGCCAATAGTGTTTGGTTAGGCTTGATGATATTTTATAAAAGGAAAACTAATGAAGAAATTTGAGTATAAGCCTGAGATTCTTACAGTGAGTGGGAATTACTTTTATTTTGACGACGTTCAAAATAGCGATTACACTATCGAAGACATAGCACATGCCCTTAGTCACATAGGGCGATATACGGGCCATACAAAGATATTTTACAGCGTAGCAGAGCACGCTGTTCGTGCAAGCTATATTGTACCCTCTGAACATGCTTTAGCAGCTCTTATGCATGATTCCAGTGAAGCCTTCCTTGGAGATATTGCCAGCCCACTCAAAGCAATGCTGATAGAATATAAGATGATTGAGGAATATGTTGAGGAGGAAATATTTAAAAAGTTTGGCCTACCTTTTCCTATGCACTCTGAAATAAAGAAAGCTGACCTTATTATGCTCGCTACAGAGAAGCGTGATCTGATGCCTGCTACAAAAGTGCAATGGGATGTTTTAAAAGGTGTTATCCCCCTTGATCAAGAAATAGTGCCAGTAAATTCATCTATAGCTAAAATGATCTTCCTCCGCCGCTTTAAAGAGCTTAAAGGAGAGCGCAGAGAAAGTAATACATTTACCGAGCTGGTTGAGAATGTAATGTGGCAGGTTCGCAAGGAAGCTGTTAATTGCAGAGGCTGTCAATGACCCTAGAAGAAATGATAGCAATCACGCTAGAACGCCTCCGCAAGACTGTTCTCTCCGGTAAGGTTAACGAGTTGAAGCTTGCACATGAGCTTGACGAATTGCTTAACGAGATGGGCGAGCGAGGAGACTTTGGAGCGTCTTGGGAGAATGACCCGCGAGGCGATTGGATGATCGACGAGTGGAGTTTGGTGGATAAGAATATTCAGAACATGCATTGATAGGATTGGAGATTTAAATGGGTGTCCCGTATGGTTATTTGTTTGATATTGAAGCTGACAATCTGTATTTAAACAGCACAAAGATTTGGTATATTCGTTTGAAAACATTTGACGGCACTCGTTCACTCAGTATTTACCCATTCCGAAATACTGTTCAGGACTCTTATGACAAGATAATGGAGTGGGTAGATAGTTTTAATGACGGGGCTATCGTGGCCTTCCATAATGGGCTTGGCTATGATTTGTGGGTATTGTGGAAACTGCTAGATATTATCCCTAAAGTTGGTAGAGGCGGTAAAGACTTTTTAGAGGATAAACACGTCCAATTTATTGATACATATATTCTTAGCCAATATCTAAATCCTGATAGTCCACTGCATTCTCTGGAATATCTTGCCAGTGGGTCAGAAGACGAGAAACTCCCGTATCGTCAAATGCTTATTGATGTTGGGGCGTTAGATAATAATTCTGCAAAAGGTGACGAGTTTAAATTCTACCACCCATTAATGGATTCGTACTGCGATGGCGACGTTGATGCTAATATCGGAGTATTTATTAAGCTGTGGAAAAAAGCAGAAGATATGTACAAAAATAAGTGGGTTCATTCCAGCTTTAGGCAGCTTCAAAAAGATTACTGGCTGTACAACGTGCAGGCATACGGTGGTAGTTGCTTCAATCAGGAAAAGGCAATTCCACTAACTAATCATATACAGACTGAGATGGATAAACTTAAATCTGAGGTCGATCCTATGCTTCCTCCTAGACCTCTCAAAACTGTTGAGAAAGCTTTATATAAAATGCCAAGCAAGCCCTATACAAAATCTGGAGAACAATCTGCTGCCTTAGTAAAGTGGCTAGAAAAACATAGTGCCATTTTAGACGAAGAGGGATTTGTACACGCCTACGGATTGAAACAGAAACTCGTAGCAAATGATATCCTAGATGTTAAAATGCCTATGGAGATATCGGATAACAATGAACTTAAACAATATTTCCTAGATAGCGGATGGCAACCGACTTTTTGGAACATTAAAAAAGGTCCAGATGGGAAGCCATTAAGAGATGATAGAGGTAAGACGACCAGAACAAGTCCTAAAATTCAAGAAGCAGGAGTGCTATGTCCTAATCTGCTAGAATTGAGTGGAGAAATTCCTGCAAAGGTTGTCAAGTTCTTGTCTTATAGAAACCGACTAGGGGTAGTTACAGGTTGGTTAAACAACTCAAGGCTGAAATATGATGGCAGGATTAGTTCAGAGATTAGTGGATATACTCCTACGTTTCGTGTAAAGCATCGCACCATTGTGAACTGTCCTAAAGCTGATCCGAAGGTTTTACTTGGGTATGAAATGAGGGATTTGTTTAATACTCCTAAAAATTTCTGGTACATTGGGACTGATGCTGCTGCACTGGAGAATAGGACACTGGCAGCTTACACAATGAAATATGACGGAGGGGCTTTTGCGCGACTAATTCTTGAAGGAGATTCTCACACATTTAATGCATTTGCTTTTTTTCCTGAGATAGAGAATAAATTTGATATGCACAAGGAAGGGCTTAAAGATGAAGCTGACTTTAAGCCTTATCGTAATAAAGCAAAAACAGGGGCTTATCTGCTGGCATATGGAGGCGGTATTCCAAAGTTAGCTTCAAGTTTGAATTTGTCAATGCCTGCTGCCACCATTGCTTACGATAATTACTGGAAAAAGAATGAGGGTCTTGGTAAATTAAAAGATCAAGCAGAGAAATACTATAACACAGTTGGAAAGAAGAAATACCTTCCGGCATGGGATGGGAGAATACTGAATATCCGTAGTAAAAATAAGATTATTAACTGCTTAGGACAATCTTTAGGTGCTATTGTAATGTCTATAGCATGCTGTATCATGGATAAGAAGTTGGGTGACTTATCCTTAGATGATTTTGGAAGACCTTACTACAAGTATAAGGATTGCGTAGTCTGGAGGTCTAACTGCACGCACGACGAATACTCTTGGATGGCAGAAAACGGAGTAGAAGAAGATATCAGACAAATGAGCGTCAATTCAATTATCGAGGCAGGAGAATTCCTTGGTCTACCTATTGAACTTGGTGCAGAAGGTAAAATGAGTTTTGAAGGAAGTTGGAGAGATGTACACTAAGAAAAACTATGAATGCACCTAAAAAACGTGGCAATTGGAAAGGCAGCAAGCGTGGTAAGTACCGCCCGAGGAATCGTCGTATTGGTGGGGATCGCCCTCACACGAAGCTTTCAAGAGAGCAAGTGGAAG